TTGAATAGCTCAGTGAGGCACATTACAACATCTTTAATGGGCACCCACTGGACAACACCAGTAATGCCACCAGCACCCATTAAAGCAGCCCAGTCTTGAACCGGGATCATCTTGTTGCCGGGGCCGTCCAGCAAGTTAGCCAAACTCTCTTGACTACCATCATATGCACCGCGTACCTTTAAAGCTTCTGTCAGGTAGCGAATGCGCTCTGTAAGCCGATCAAGCTCCGCAGCTTGCGGGCGATACTGACTGTACAAAGCTTTGGGTGTAAAGGCCCGCGTTGTCCATACTGCGCGTAAGGGACGCGGGCAGGGGAAGAAATTCTCCAGTTTTAGTGGGTCCGATCTGGAGTCTAGTAAATCGTCAGGGTAATCATCTGAGTACCATATTACCTCCATATTCTCCTTGTCCCAAATCTCGTATATTAAAGCCTGTCGCTTTGGCCCATCCTCTTTTGCACGATCCTTACGGTCCTGCATGTTGTAGGAATACTCCAGCTTATTGGCCTTGTCGGGTCCAAAGCGAGACGTTGCCTCCTTCTTTGTCTGGTATACTTTACGTGCAACCCATGGAACCTCATGCCAATAACGCGCCTGACCGCATAGCCAGTCTTTAAAATGCACATAGTCGAGCGCAATACCTTCAAAGGTGAGATATTCCTTCGGGCTACCATCTTCATTTGTAAGTGCCTTCCCATTATCATTATCGTACATCGGTGCAAACTTCGGATCGTACCGTACCCACACACTACCCATTCCGGGTAGAGTATAGTCACTTACCGCATTTTGCAATATGTAGTCAAAGTCGAGTTGGTCAACAGCATACTGACCTATCTGCTCTAGCACCATAGCCGCAGCTACTTTAATGCTATCCTCAGTGTCAGTCTGTCTGTTCTTCACCTCGACCTTTGGGGTCTGGCCATACAAACTTGGTTTAATAGTCTCCGTGGAACTGTACAGGATATTATACTTGTCGCCGGGGTTACTGGACTCCAGCATGAAACGGTCCATGACCGCATCGCCATCGGTCTGGAACTTCTCCCACCTCTTGTTAGCTTTCTCGATTTGTTCCATCCAGTACCCGCGCCGGTTAACAGCGTCCTCTCCCTTGGTCTTGTCGGGGTACTGGGATTTAGGAGAGGACGCCATAGCGTATTACCTATGTGAAGTTGGCTTTCACCGCCCACATAGCCGCTTGCTCATAGTTAGTAATAGCTATACTACGGCAGCGGTTATCTGGTACGTTCTCGCGCAAGTAAGTAAATAGTTCCTCAGTGCGCGATTTGATCCCGTCTACAATCTCGTTGTTAGTAGGATTGAAGTCGGGAAGTGTAGTTTCCTTGGTCATTGCATTCTCCAATGACTAGTATTACGCCTTAGGGGCTGGTTGCGGCGCAGGTGGAGAGTTGTCTGGCTTGGCAGTACTTGGTAGCGAATTGTCCACCTGACCATCAGCAGGTAGCCCGTTGTCAATCGCCAAGCCAAGTCCTTTAACGAGTTCGCGAATAGTCCGGCGCTCGCCTTCCGGCAGCGTATTATCAATCTGCGCACCCAAGTTTTTCAACACTTTATGAGTCGCCTCAACCTCGATATTGGTCAGCACGTACATAGCTCTCTCCTGTCAGCGGAGTGCTTTAATTACCCTCCATACAGGTTTTGTGCAAGGCCATTTTGCCGGTCATTGAACAGGTCGGACAGGGTAACATCCTGTACTGTTTTAGGCGGTATACGCGGTGGCGCTGGCCGTGGTCGTGTCCATGGTCGGCTCATACAGCCGTATCTTAAATCATCAGGGGCATGATCCTCGGCAGTGGTATCACAATCCTCAGGGTCTTTAATATCATGCTGTAGCGCTGGCAGTGTCCTAATCAAATTCGGACACGTATTAAAGATATAGAGCATTGGTGTACCCACACCGTTATTAACATCAGGGTCTGCGTCGATTCCTGTAAGTCTCTCGCGTATCGCGCCCCAACCGGCGAGCCTAGTATTATCCGCTGGACGGAAGAATACTCCCGCCCTCGCCATAGTCTCTGCGTGGCTTGGTCCGCCATCTTGCTTGAAAGCACTAGGGTCCAAGACCCTATACGTAATTCTTTCATCACTAGGCGTTCTCGCTAAGATACCTTGTGCAACGCGGGACGCTGGCCACCTGAGTCCTGTATTGACCATGCCATGCACTGCTCCATACCATTCACGATAGCAGACAATCGCTCCCTTTGGGATAACACGTGGGAACTTTCGTACAAGGTCAAAAGAAAGGGGATCAGGTGGTCGCAAATCTGGTATGCTGATAGTCCCATCAGATACAGCGTGCCAGTGGAAAGAGAATGGGCTAGCACTACCCCAGTCCCCTGACATGAATCGCATCCAATGCTTCGGTATAGCAAAGGGAGTGATGACGTGTTCGAGAGTAGAGAACTCCGGGAAGTACGCACCAGTAATGACATTCCAGTCTCCCTCCAACCAAGCTCGTACAAGTTCAGGACTGCCAACTTCGCGCAGCCGCGAGACATACGTGGGGTCCACTCTCATCAGTATCTTATTATCGCTGACTTTAGCAGGGATGAACATCCTTGTGCTACCCTCGGGAGTCCTCAGTAGCTCAAACCCTTGCGGGCAGTGATCTATAAAGTAGTTCTTTACAGCGTGGTGCCCCGGTCCACCCGGATTGGCTGTACTTCGTATCCTCTTATGCGTAATCTTGGGATCAGTACTTCGGCAACACGCCTTCATCTTCTTATACGCATTCAAATTCGCCCAGTTCCCAAGTTCATCCCAGCCAATCCACGGATACTCATGTCCTTGATACAGATCAGCATCAAGCTCGCCATCAATGTGCCGCATCTTTAAAGTAGCGCCCGTCGGAAAGGTGAACGTCTTATTACTTACTGTCCACACACCTCCCAGTGGTATATACATATCCTTGGCTTGCTTTATAAGCTCCTCAAGCTCAGGATAGCTCTTCCTTATAAGTATACCAGCCCATCCTGGCCCTTGCTCAACATCCTGTAGGTAGTCACCTAGCAGGAAGGAGGACTTCCCACCTCCACGCGCCCCGCCATACAGAATCTCCAGTACAAAGCGGGCCGAAATAGCCAGCGCTTGTGGACCGGGCTGGGGTTCCCATATGTTACCTGTCACGGTACGTACTCCCATACTCGCTTCGCTCGTACAGGGTACTTCCTATGCCATATGGCGGGACTACTCATATCCTCCTGCTTCTGTTACTTAACCAACCAGTTCATAGCGCCCGCCATCAGCCAGCCCATTATAATCACTACTATGCCAGCCAGCACGGCCATGCATAGGCACCCTACCCATCCACGATCCTCATCACTAATTTGCATACGCTCTCTCACGGTACATACACCAGCACTCGCTTCGCTCGTACTGGGTACTTCCTATCTAATTTGCATGGAGGTATACCGCCAGTACTATGCCCCATATGATCGTACTGAACAGGATTCCCCATGCAAGTCCTTTAAAGAAACTGCCCTCAGACTCCGGCAGGTCCGGTAGTGGGCTTAGATCATACACATCAGGGTGTGGCCTGTCTTCGGTACTCATTACTTTTCCCCTTTCATTAAAAACGGACATAGCCCCCTCGTAGGGTCATACAACCAGCACTTAGTATAGTTACATATACTATTACAGTCCTTGTCCAAGTCTATACATATACTCTCTGGTACGTCACAGTACGTCTCGGAGCTTAACTCCGGGTTCTTCCACTTCGGTATACTCAACACTCTCCTCAGCTTCCCCGCTCTCACTAGGGGCTTGTAACGCCCTCTGCCTCTGTTCCTGCGCATCGGTCGTTTCACTCCCCGCTTCCAGCATTGGAAGTGCTAACGCACTTTCGCGCTGTAATTGCCACTCCTCATAGTTACTAGCCCTCGGCATAAGATTAACATTCACCATATGACTATGACTGTGTACCTGCTCCGGGTTGTATCCCGGCACCCTAGCCTTAAGTACTGTAGCCATCAGCCCATCACTATATTCAGTCTGGTATCCGCAGATGTTACCCTTATAGTACACGGGGCGCTCCACACCATGCACTGCCCTTCTTATCGCAGCACTCTCTATGCTGGCATACCCCACTAACTGAGCAGCTTTAATGGCCGTCGCAGCCTCAGGCTCCGCTAACATCCACATATGCACATGCCGTGGATCGACACCTAGGGACCGCGCCGCTGTGGCTATATCCCCGTGATTGCTGGCAATTGCAGCCTCCAACAGCGCTAGCGCCTCTTGGGTTCTCGGCAGACTCATGCGCGCAGGGTACTCTCTCCGCGCTTAAATTCAAGCCTCTTTTTGCCGGACAGCTATTTGGTATAAGTACGGGAACTTAATTTGTGTCTGGTATGCATACTAACCTCTTAAATTAGTATAAACTCTACCAAACTAATACAGCATATCCGGCTTAGTTTAGTATAAACTCTACCAAACTAATTTAAAATTCGTGATTGTGCTAGCATACAGCGATTGTGGTGGCGCCCCGCCTCTCGACCCGGTGGCAGGGGGCACTTGAATTGTACGAAAGAAAATCCAATGATTTCAATAGTATAGGAGATAGTTTCATTTGATACTATTATTTAACATAATGGTCATTATCAACCTGAGTTTCTAAGTCATTGATAACTAATGGTATTTTCAGGACATGGTATAAACCGACCCTGCCCGGCGCATAGGCGTGCTTTAATACTAGTGCAATTCTGAATAGTGACTGCCCTATACTAGACTATACCAACTAGCTTTAAAGTAATTCAGTATAGATTGGTATATTCATAGTCGTTAAAGCACATTGGTATGAATAATTAACAACAGCGCCCACTGTTGTTATTAATTGGTTACAGTATACCAGTTAGTATAAAATTCATTTGGTATCGCGCGCGTGCATCACAAGGTCTAATATCCATGTTGTTA